CACGCCTGCGCCTGCTTGCTCCCACATGGCAACCTTACCGCCGCCAATGGCGCACTTGACAGAGAAACCTTTCTTGTAGTCATCGCCAGGCTTCTGCATCATCTGGTTGACGTTTGGGTTCCACTTCCATTCTGGAGCCACGCCTGCCATGCCTTCTGATCTTTGCCAGCCTGTCTTGAGACTGTCGAGATCAATGACGAAACCTTTTGTCTGGGCTTCTTCGTATTCGCTCTTTGACGATCCTTCACGCAAGAAGAATTGCTTTGCACGAACTGCTCCGTCCTGCGTGCCTCTTGCTGACCATCCGAGGAATACGTTGATGCCATCGCCGCCGTTGTTGCCTAAATCAATTTGAAACATTGTTGTGTCCTTTCACTTTGCTTCGTTGTTGACGTTGTTGTGCGCGTGACCCTGCGCTGGGATTAGATGCCATACAGCTCTTCTCTAATTTCTTCTCCACCGTTCCAGTAGAATGAGTTTGGGTTGACCGGGATGACATCTCTGATGTCTGCCGCGCTGCCAGCCCTTAAAAACTTTTCCATGCGGCTGATCTGTTTCTTTGCCTTGGCAAGCAGCTCAGTCGGATCGCCGTCTTCCAGCATGTTTGTTTTTTTTGGGCTGACGTATAAGAACTTAACGATCTGGTTGCCTCTGGCCTTTTGATAGATCGCGCGTTGTAACTGATGTTCTAACGACATTGTACTTGGCATGCGGCCTGTTGTTTTAAGATCGACAACCAGACCATGCTCGGGAAACACCAAGTCAAGGTATCCAATGACAGGGATTTCGTAGTCATCTGTCTTGGCTGTGATACTGATTTTCTCTTGACCCTCTTCTGGAAACTCTGGCTGCCCGAGATGCTCAAGCTCCCCGATTGCCAACTCCATGCAAGGTTCAATCATGCTGCGCTCTTTGCTTGTTTTTTCGTCGCCAATCGGAAAGAACTTATCAAACTTTTCCAACGCCTGATCCAGTGCGCCTGCCTTGTGCAGCTTGCCTGTCAGGAATGCCACAACAGCGTCCTCTGTGCAGATCCCACGCATTGCGGCTGCTGACATGGGCGTGCGCTTGCCGAACAGGTAGGAGGCAACCCAAACATCTGGCGCGTTTGTCCATAGATTTATAGATGAGGCAGACAGGTGTTTGATGTTATGTTTTTCAAATCCATTCATAACGCCAGCCTTCCATACAGTGCAAGCAGCGCAGCCTCTGCCCTGCCATCATCCTTTGCGCGTTTAAATAAGTCAGCCTGCTTGGGAAACCTCTGGCTTGCCAGACTGCGTGATACGCCCTTGTCACGGCTCAAGCCTAAGTAAGACTTCCACTTGGCTGGCGTGACGAGGTGCATAGGCACTTGGTGTGATGCGACTGCCATCTGCGTTGCGCCGTATGACTGCCCGAAGCGAAACATGCTTGACACGCCTTGCCCGCGCATGGCTGCCACTTGCTCGATGACGGCAATGTGCTGCTCATCGTCTTCGGGTTTTAGAATTTCGTGTAGCTCGTATAGGTTTAGCTCTGTTTTACCTTTTGCATTTTTGTACACTGGCATGTCGAACACTTGAATGTGATTTTCTTTAGGCCAGTAGAATGCAACAGCCCCGGTGAAGCCCGGGTCTACCCCAATGTAAATCATGCTGCGTGCGCCTTTATGTAGATGCCGTTCGCTTTAAGATAAAAGGCCAACGCCTCTTCGGTTAGATCGCGCAATGACTGCGTGTTGTTCTGCATTTGATTGCGCTGCTTCTGCAATGCCTTCATGGCCTCAGCCAGCTCTGGCTTTATGCGATGGTTCCACTGTGCTTTGTTCTCTTTCATTTTGACCCCAAGGTTGCTAGTATGTTTTAAGATATAATGCTAGCAGTTTTTTATTGCAATAGATAATTTTTTGCTAGCAGATGTATTGACAATTTGCTAGCAAGTCCTTACATAAGATTTGTAAAGCAAGAAAGGAAATGGAAATGACACGCTTCAATATCACATACCAAATTGGCGCAGACGGCGAAACTGAAAGCCACTCAAACATTGTTAGTGCAGCAGATGCAGATATGGCAGTAACTTACTTGCTAGATCAAAAAGATGAAAATGGCTTCCCACTTTCTTCTTACATCATGCTCAAAGTCACAAAAGTAGAGCGCGTATAATCAACAGGGCGCTACGGCCCCCACCAACAAAGGAAATGGAAATGACAACTTACGACATCACAGAGGAAAGGTTTGTAATGAAAACATTTGACCAACTAAAATCTGACATCGCATCCGAGGAGCGGTTCATCACCAAGCAGCGCGAAAAGATGGATCGCATGCGCAGCTTGGAAGCAGGCGTTAGATCAGGTGACATCAGCACTGATCTCGCAAAGTTTCAAATATCAATCAACAACGCGGAAAACCGCATATCAACAATGAAAAAAGAATTGGAGAACATGAAGCATGGTTAATACAGTTAGTGTTGAACGGCGCAATAGCATTAACATGGATAACGTGGACATCAGCCTAGACAACTTTAGGAAGGCATTTGAGCGTGACCCAACGCAAGATGAAATCGCAATGATGATGAAACTAAAGGCGCTAGAGCAAGAGCGCCAAATCAATACAAGCAACACTGGCAACCTGATGCAGCGCAGCAAGGTCAGCCAAGAGCTTGCAATTGCCCGAGCGAACAAGTCGCTTACGAATAAGGTGAAGTGTACGCCGCGTGGCATACAGATCAACAAGATGCTGAACTACGGTCTGACTGCCGAGCAGGTCATGGATGTTTTGCAGCTCACAGGTGAGCAGGTGTCGGCAACTGTTGAGCGGTTTAAGCTGCCGCGCCCTGTGACCGATCTGGTGTTCCACCAGAAGGTTAGGAACTAATCGTGTGGGCTGCGGGGTGTCGGGAATAGCAGAGCCTGCCAGCGTGTATACAAATGTAGATACGCTGCCGCAGCCCACCACAAACTTTTATCATACCATAAAGTGAGGACAACATGGAATTTTTTACCGCGCTCTACCTTGAGTATGCAATTAAAGGTAGACAGATCGAAACTTATTTGATCCTGCCGAGCTACGAAGCCTGCCAGATCGCCATCCGCGACAACGAAGATATGTACCAATACTTTGGCGCAGATGGTGACGTTGATATGTGGTGCTTGGATACAGGCGTGATAGCCAAGTCAATCAGGCCCAAGCTGCGCCCCAAGGATTTCTAAGTGTCACATTTTTATGATATGATCTGCTTGTGTAGCCAACACAAGAGGAGCCGCCCTTGCCCTACAAGGACAAGGATAAGCGCGCACAACATGCGAAAGAGTACGGCGCTGAATGGTATCAGCGAAACCGTAAGCTTACACTTGAACGATCAAAAAGAAGAAAGAAGCAGAAGCGAAAAGAGTGGCATGATTTCAAGGCAGGTTTATCCTGCCTTTTTTGTGGCTTCTCGCACCCAGCCGCTATAGACTTTCATCATCCAGAAAATAAAGGTGAGACAAAAGTTAGCCAATACGCGCAACGGGGGCAGTGGAAACGTGCATATGCAGAGGCAGAAAAGTGCCAGCCACTATGCTCCAACTGCCACCGCATTCTGCACTACAATGAGAGAGAGGGAGAAAAAGATGAGTGATCTGCCAGAGTATTTTATAATCGCCAACAAGATTGTTGAACGTGCCGAGCGCGGCTTGCCGCAGGATCGTTGGATGCGTGGCGACAAAGAGCAAGAAGCCCTAGTGCGGGCTTACATTGCGTTACAGAAAGCTTGCTTCAATATGCACAACGACATCATCCAACGCGGATCTGACGCTATGGATATTAACTAGGGGAACTGCTTGTCTGCTGGTTCCATCTGGCCCAAGTCAGACCCGAGCTGACGTAGCATCAGTTGCAGCTCACGCCGTCTGTCGTCATCCTTCTTGGACAACCCGCCCTTGGGGATGTTGTTCATCAGCTTTTCATATTCCATCTCAAGCGCGTTGTACTTGTTCATCAACGACTTGCGCTTTTCTTTCATGTTGCCAGGCATTACTTTCCGTAGCCTCCACCCATCATTGATTTCTTCTTACCTTTTTTCTTATGCATACCTTCAACCTTTCTCATCGTTCCGTAAACGTAAGCATCTTTACGCTCACCTTTCAGGCCCATCTTTTGAGCCTGCTTCTCCAGTTTATCATGCAACTCTTTAGGCATACTTGTCCTTCATTAGCAGCGCTTCAATAAAGATAGATGCTTCGTTTGTACCACTAGATGACTTGATCTCAAACTGTAGATCGTTCTTAGGTGCCACACGAAACGGTATCTGCCGATCATACGTCTGCATACCAGTGAACCAGGTAGCCTCTGCTACACGCAATATACGTCCAGAACTATTATCAACTCGGTTGCGATATGTAAGATACTTGTTGTTGTTTACTGTGCCAGATGTCAGCGATATGCGGAACAGGTACAAAGAATGATTTGCAGGCACAGAGTAAACGCACGCCTGTGTCGTTCCAATATCAGCCTCAATGTATGCGTATGTCGTGCCGCCATTGCTGATCGTGATGTTGCCTACGTTAGAACCAGACAAAATCGTGGCAGAGTTTATGCGTAGAAAGCTATTGGTTGTTGTGACTGTCGCTGTGCCATTGAGCTGCACAATCTCAGCAATGCTTTCATAGTCTGCATCTAAGCCAGAAATAACAATCGTCATGGTATCGCTTGCGCTGTCTGACACACAGTCCATTGTGACAGCAGAGCTTGGATAAGCATATAAACCGCCTGCGTTCCACAGTGTTTCGTAGCTATCACCAATCTCACGATTGAACCCAAAGATATTAACAGGCACAACCTCTGGCATGCGCTCCGATGCAATCTCTAACAGCGCGTGCGGGCTGTCTACATCTTCGTGGAAGTATCCCATCAGTCTTTCTTCTTATTCATCATTGAGATGCGCCGACCTTTGCGCACAGCTTCCTCTTTGGACGATGCACCCCACGCCTTCAACGACTTCAGCAGCGGCGTGTCCTTACCGTCCTTCGTCTTTGTCGGCCCTGGCATCTTACCCATGCGCTGCAAGAAGGCTGCCCGCCTGCCGCTGTTGCCTGTTCTTTCTGGGGGTCTGCTCATGTCACGCCCTGTTCATCATTGATTTCTTCTTCGGCTTCTTTGCTGTTTTAGCAGCCGCCTTAAACGCCTCGGCAGTCGGCGCACCTTCGCTTCCAACCTTGCGCATCTTTTCGCCGCTTCCCGCCGCAATGCGCTTACGCTTTGCGTGGATGTTTGCATATAGTCCTCGTTTAGCCATGTCTTACACCATCAGTTCAAAGTGAGGGCCGTCGATAAACGGACGGCGACCTTGTGAGCGGCGTAGGTCTATGTATGCATTCATTGCATCCTCGGCAGTGCCATCCCAATCGCCAATGTTATCTATGTGCCACGCTGCTCCCCAACGTACTTTGCAGCCTACCATGTTTGCGCCCTCTTTCATAGCGTCTGCCAAATCGTCATAGAGGTTAAGCTCCCACGATCCGCGCCCGTTAATGTAGGCCATAAGGTCAACAGCCAAACCGTCTAGGTGCTTTGACTTCATAGTCTGTGATGCACCCTTGGCAACCAGTTCTTTCTGTTGTTCTAGTGTGCGCAGTCCTTGGATTACACCAAAGTCTGTTTTAGTTGCATTGATTGCATGCTTGACGACAGCAACCATGCGCTCGTCTACACCTTCTAGCCGATCAAGACTGCGGCGGCTTAGTTTAAACTTACTCATTTCTTTAACCCTCTCATAGTTCTTATACCAAACGAGGCGGCAATGGACGCATACATCCCCCACTGTACCCAGAGGGGGGTTGTCTCAAGGTTAGCAAATCCCTGTGCCATTGTATCTTGTAAGCTAGGCACAAAGTTAGCAGCAAGGATAAGAACAAACACGATAGTCCAAAGTTCGTCCTTCCATGAGTTTTGTGCAGAACGTATAGCTTCAAGCTCCCAATCAATCTCGCCAGTTGCCTGTTTAAGTTTGATCTCCGCATTGGCTTTTTGTACCGCCGTTTTACCATCTACCCAAGCTGTCGCCAGGCTGCCGAGGCTGCCTAATATTTGCCCAATCATTTTTTAACTCCCGATGAAAAACCAAAGTATGCGCCGACCACTGCCGACAGTGATCCATACATCATCATCAAAACTGCGCTCGCTTCGTTCATCCGTGCTGGATCAAAGATAACTGCGAATGTTGAGATGATCATCATGGCTAAACAAGCCCATGTCATTCGACGCTTATTAACTTGATAAGCTTCTTTGTCAGGAATTAGCTCGTTCATCGTAATGCTCCGCTATTCGTTTATTGCTGGTGATTATAACCACTTTTCCGTTTTTTTTTTTTTTTGTGTACTTTACCACTTTCCCATGTAGACACCTAAGTAATATACACCCGCGATCATGCCGCCAAATGCAACGATACCAGCCACAATATAGCCGATGATTTCCATCTTTTTCTGATGAGCTTCGTGTGCAGCTTTCTTTGCAGCTTGCCTTTGCTTGCGAGCTTCTAGCTGCCAACTTTGCCAGCGTTGCCATGTGCCTGGCTCGCAGTATAGTCTTACAAAACTTTCTAATTCCGCTCGTTTCTGCCGTATTTCTTCAAGCGCTTGGAACTCTTCCCAATCACCCTCTGCACCGCCAGCGATTGCTGTGAAAGGGCTGTTCTTCTTTTTCTGTACAGCCTGTTTTACATCTTCTTCTGCCGATAAGAATTTGCCGACTGCGCCAATCAGCCCAGCAGTCTCTTTGCCATTCCCGAGAGCAGTTTTGATAACTGAGTATGCTGCATTTGCCGCTGCTATGCTCTCAAGAATAGGCATGTCATCTGCTCACTCTAACCTGATCGCTGCGCACCAAGAAGTCTTGCCACATGGGTTTGATCATCTTGTAGTTTTCTTCTACTTTGTATGTCACCAAGGTCATACTGGCATTCATTTGGTACAGCTGAAAGCTGCCCCACCCAAGCAGACCCAAAGCCGCCACGCTTATCATCTGCTCGAACTTCATGGCGACACAGGCCAGTCGGCATCATCTAAGTTAGGCCACGCATCTAGGTCTGAAAGATCGCGTAGCTCTTGGCGATAGGTTGCCCAAGCTGTCTTAACTTCATTGGTCAGCGGGCTGTCATTCATCTGCGTCCAATCGCTGTCAGCCAATAGCTTATTGCGTGTGGTGCGATGTCCTTCAGCAGCCGTTGCATCCAAGCCAGCCTGATACGCAGTCTCATGCTCTGCCTTGGTTGTCGTAACGCCATCCTCTGTGGTGTCTTTGAACATGTCACGCGCAACATACTTTTCTACCCAATTACCGTTTGCGTCTTGCTCAACGCCATCACGCACAGACGTTTGATACGCTG